ACAGCTATGAGCGTAATGGGAGTTTGGGGTGACTTGATTATCGGTGCAGGTATCGCTAATCAATCGGTTGGTATTGATGGGTTAAGTCAAACTATTGGTACTACTCAGTCTGCTATGTACGGTGGAGCTTCTTCTCGTATTCTTCAGTTAAAAGAGGATATTGAGACTATGCTTCCAGCATTGCGTTCGTATTACGGTGGGATAGATATGACGGTGATATAGTATGACTACTGAAAATAATATGTGGGCACTTAAAAACTTTGGACGCATAGATATTAAACCTGACGAATTTGATAGAGCTATTTATCAAAAGGGAGCTAGAGCTATTTGGGAGAAGTCTATGCTCTGTTCTTGCTTAGACGAGCACTCTGGACAGTCTAACTTTGGTTGTCCATCGTGTAAAGGTAAAACGTTTGTGTATTTTGATGCTAATGAGATACGAGCCGTTGTTTCAGGTTTGGGTGGAGACAATCAAAATATTCCTATAGGTTTAATTGACGTAGGAACGGCTTACTTAACTACTAGGTCAACCGACCCTGTAAACTTTCGTGATAGGATTACTTTTCCAGATATGTTGACGTCTTATTCCCAAGTTTTAAAGTACGAGGGAGAGCCTGTAGAAATGAAGTATAAAGCTAAAGAAATTGTGTCAGTACGAGTTTTAAACACCGAGATTCCCACAACAGCGTATTCTATTTCTGAAGATGGTTACAAATTAGAGTTTCTTCCTGACACCCTAGTTTATGGTGACAGGTTTTCTATTCTCCTACGAATTAACCCTGTGTACATCGTTATAGACATGCCTCACGACCTCCGAGGAACATTTGTTGCTTTTGGTAAACCAGAGGAAGAATGGGTAAATTTACCTAAGCAACTAATTATTAAACGTGAGGACTTAATGCCGTTAAAACGTGGTGATGTATAATGCGTGAAATAAACATTAAAATGCCTACTGGTTGGTCTGGAGTTCTTGCTTCACAAGTAGAGAACGCTGCGAGGGCTGCTATTTCTACTACTATGATGGTTACAAAATCTCATTGGGAGCAGATAGCACAGAAAAGATTAACTACGACTAGAGCTGACTACATGCTAGGACTAAATGCTGATAACTCTGTAGAGTTTCCTGACTCGTATACTGGTGTGTTAACCCTTAGAGGTAAATGGCCAAACATGCTAGAGACAGGGTATGCACCTTACGATATGAAAACTGGTTTTATGGGAAGCTCTAAGAAAACCCTTAAAAAAGATGGTGGTTGGTTCCTAACTATTCCATTTAGACACAGAACTCCAGGAACTTCTGGTTCAGCAGCTGGAGGAAGCTCTATGCCTTCCGACATATATTCTCAAGCGAGAGTTTTGAGGGGTGGTCAGAAGTTAACTGGAACAGAAACTAACTATCCACCAAAAACTTCTTGGACTGGTTACGAACATAAGTCAGGTATCTATGAGAACATGAAGAAAGTAACTAAGACCTATGAGAAAGCTAAACAAAACCAGTACATGACATTTAGACGAGTAAGCGACGATTCAGACCCATCTTCTTGGTGGCACCCTGGCTTCCCTGGTATTAAAGCGGTTGATGTCGTTGAGCCATTTGCTAAGAGGACTTTCCAACAGGTGCTAAACCGAAACATAAAAGATGCTATGGGGTGAGATAGATGATTCCGATAATCGAGAATCTATTGACTGAAATAATCGAGACACGGCTAAAATATATCAAAACCAACCCAGATATTGTTGATAGGATTTTTAGCCAAGCAACTGTAACGATGAGAAGCCGTTTAAAGGAATACGTTACTAGTGGAACTCTTAAAGTTGTTCGTGGATTCCCTAATGATAGAGCGAGTTTACCTTGCTTCGCAATTATGTTAGGTGGCGAACGAGAACAAGAGAAATCTTTGGGAAGTCTTTTCTCTGGAGAAGATGACGAGGACTATACAACTAGTAGTGCAATAGAACAGGCTATCGTTACTAGGAAAGACAAAAGGCTTGTTATCCAAATAAAAAATAAACCAATAGAACTTATCAATTCCATAACTTTGTCTGGCAGTCAAGTAAGCTTTGAGTTAATAAACGAGAAGTTAGGCTATATTGCTGTAGATGAGGAGGATGGAGTTGAATTTGGTGACACGGTTGAAGTTTCTTATTCTTACCGTGTGGGAGGAATGGAGAGCTATGGTTCTCTATTTAATACTCAGTACCGAGTAGAGACTTGGACGAATAACGGTGACCTGACGGTTATGTTGTATCATCTCCTTAAATGGATTCTTCTTTCTGCTAGAGATTACATGGAGGAGCAAGGACTTTCGTTACAGACACTTGGTGGGTTGGACTTCGAGCCAGTACCAGAATACTTCCCAGAGTTAGTGTACAGAAGAGCCTTGACTTTCGAGTGTCTAACAGAAAACTCATTTGGCGTGGAGTTCGGATATATCCAAGGATTTGAAGTCAATGGAAAATTAGGAGAGGAGTGAGCTAATGGCAAAGAAGAAAGAGCCTTCAACCTTAATCCATGTTGACGTTTATTTAGCTTCTAGGAGAGATGTGAGACCAGAGGTAAAAGCTGGCTTCAAAATCTTTATGAGAGGTAAGAGTTATCAATACAGTTTTCTTGACTTCGACAAGGAGCTTGAAAACTACTTTAAAAGAAAAATCTAATGGAGGTGCTTAACTATGGCAAGAAACATTGGTGTTAACTTCAATGGGAAGCGTATTGTTAAACCTGGTGCGCATAGCCGTATTGATGCTTCAGGACTTGGAGCTGTTGGTTCTAATTCCGAGAAGAAAATTGTTTTCTTAGGTTCTGCTCAAGGCGGTGAACCTAACGTTTATCACACTTTCTCTAGTTATTCAAAAGCAAGTGAAGTTCTACGTGGTGGTGACCTATTAATAGCTGGTGAACTTGCTTGGTCACCTTCTAATGACGGTCAGGGAGCTGGAGAAATCGGATTTATCCGAGTTGAAGATGCTACCCAAGCTACTCTTACGAAAACTGGGTTAACATTAACTTCTAAGCTTTATGGAGCTGAAGCTAACAAAATTCAAGTAAGTATGGAGGATGGAGCTATTGCTGGCTCTAAACGATTGTCTGTTTATTTCTGGCAGGATAACATTCGTGAACTGTACGATTCACTTGGGCCAGTTTTCAACCTTAAATACGAGGGTTCTGAGACTACTGCGAAAGCTTCAATAATTCATGATGCTGGTGGAAAAGCTTCTAAGTTAGTTATTGTTTCAGGAACGACTACTCACGAATTTACTATTGGTGAGTCTGGTCAGTTTAAAGACGTTAACAAGTTGGTTACTGAAATTAACGAGATTCCTGATTTATCTGCTACAGTAACTTTAGCTGGTAACAAGAATCTTGCTACTTCAACACTAGATGTTATTGTTGACCAAGATATTAAAGCAGATGCTTTTACTGTGACAGCTTTAGCTGGAGACATTTCTTACAACCTTCAACTTTCTCAACTAGTAAACGTAGAAGTTGCTGGAGATATTTCATCAAACTTCCCATCTGAATATTTAATCGGAGGTACTAACGGTACAACTCCTGCTTCTTGGGCTGACAAACTAGACTTAGTAATTGGAGAAGGAGCTTATATACTCGTTCCTCTTACCAAGGATGAAGCCATCCATGCAGAGGTAGCTCGTTTCATTGAGAACCAATCTGGTATAGAACAAAATGAGATGCGTGCGTTCTATGGTGGTGGTCTTGGCGAAACTGTTGATGTAACTATTGGACGAGCTGTAAATTTGAACTCTTCACGTGCTACTGTGTGTTACCCAGCTATTACTCGTAAGAAAGCTAATGCAGAAGTAGAAACTTTACCAGCGTACTTTACAGCTGCTATTATTGCTGGACGTGTTTCTGGAGTTCCAGTTGGAGAGCCTGTAACGTTCGATTACTTAAACCTAATCGGTATTGAAAGAATTTTAAGCTCTGACGAAATTAGCAAGCTCCTTGAAGGTGGCGTTACTCCTATTGAGTATGTACGTTCTCGTAATCGTAAAGGATTCCGTATTGCTCAATGTATTACGACTTACCAAGAGGATAATAACCCAGCATTCCGTGAGAACTCTGTAAGTGAAATTATGGATTTCCTAAACGTAGAATTACGTGAACATCTAGAGTCTCGTTTCGTTGGTACTAAAGGAACAGCTCTTACTCCTGCCTTAATTAAGAATGAAGTACAATCATTCCTTGACCAAAAGGTTCGTGAAGAGTGGCTTGTAGAGTATGACCCAGAAAGCGTTGTAGTACAAGATGGAGAAATCATAGAGGTTCAGTATTCAGCTATGCCAGTCTTCAGCGTAAACTACATCTTAATTACTGGTAGCATGTACCGAGCTGCATTAGTAGCTTAATATTAGAGGAGGTGGCTAAATATGTTAAAACTTGACTTACAGTTTTTTGCTACTCAGGATAAGCAAACAGTACATTCTGGTTCCACTATACTACTTATGATTGGCAATAAAGTAGTTGGACGTGCCCAAGGTATTGACGCAAGACGTTCTTTTGGTACTGAGCCAGTTCACGAAATTGGTTCTATCATGCCACAAGAACATATCTATAACCGTTATGAAGGTTCGGTGTCAATCGAGCGATTCTTTGTGAAAAAGGATAACTTGAAGCAACTAGGTTTTGCATCGTTAGGTGAGGAAGTTCTTAAACAAGATGTTATTGACATCGTTGTGGTTGACAAGGCTTCTAAAGCAGTAATTCGTGCGTATCGAGGATGCTCTATTCAAGATTACTCTGAGAATTTCCGAGCTAACACTATCTCAGGTGAGAATGCCTCATTTGTTTATCTAAAAGCATCAGATACTAGCAACTAATTTATAATGAGATAGAAGGCTCAGGTGGATTTAATCTATCTGAGCCTTTTTTATTCACAAAACTTTAGGAGGAACAAATAATGGATAACCAACAAAAACGTAATGCAGGTCTTGGTGTACAACAAGGAAAGAAACGTGTTCACAGTAAACAAATGGACTTTACTCAGTACGATGCTGAATATGTAGGAACGTTTAAATTCCACCACCCATCAGTTATGGAGCGTATGCAAATAGGAGTATTAAAAGCTCAAATGCTTCAAGGATTAGAAGGGCGAGTTGACGTCATTACTGATAATATTGCTCACATGTCTTCTACATTAGAAGTAGTTATGGAAGAAAACCCTACGTGGTTCGTTTTGAGTGATATTTCTGACTACGAAATCTTGGATGGTGTGTACGAGGAATACGTTCAGTGGTATAACTCTTTTCGTAAACCTAATAAGAAAACTGAAAATGCGGGAGATAGCGAGTAATTCAGATAATCGCTTCGACTATTGGATAATGAAGGAATGGAAAGTTCTTCCTACTGACCCACGGTTCACAGACTTAACTTTCGAGCAACGAGAATACTTGTGGGAGAACTATCTTATTGACAACCCTGAAATCGAGAAGAAGATGCGTGACCGCTTCGATGACCCAGAGTTCGATAAGCAATGGGATTCACTGGGTATTACTTCTCAGGAAGCTTCTGAGGAGGTTTTGGAAACTAAAGAAGGTAATGATGAGCAAGAAGAAGAAAACGAGATAGAAGCCAACTACAAGGTCTTTGTTAACGATGACTCTGAACTACAGATGCCTGACTATCGAGCAATCTTAAAAGCTAAAGGAATAGTTTTGGATAATGAGAACCTAGATAGCAAAATAGAATGGGAGGAGGATGATGACTAGTGTCTCAAGAAATTAACATAAAGTTAAGAGCTGATACTAGGGAAGCCGTTAAATCGGTTAAAGACTTGGAACGCCAAGTTTCTGGTTTAGAAGGATTACAAAGTAAAGGTGACTCTGACAAAGGGTTTCTTAACCAAGATGATGTAAAACGCTTTAGACGAATGTCAGAAGATGCTGAGAAAGTTTATCGTCAATTCTTCGAGAAGTACAACCGTATTCAAAGAGATTTTGAAAAGAAGAAATCGGAGTTAGAACAAGCTCAAAAAAATGGAGCTGGTTCATCTACGACACAACATCTTGAAAGAGAAGTAAAAGAGCTAGAAGCAAAACGCAATATCTATCAAAATCAGGCTCAGAATGTAAACCAGCTCCATAACAACCAAAGAACAGCTTCTGGGAACATAAACGATATGAATACGCCAGGAGCTATGAGTGGAATGCTTATGATGTCTAGACGGTTGCTTCCACTACTAGGAGTAACGCTAGGAGCTGGAGCTTTATTTGGAGCTGCGAAAGACGGTATGCGTCAGATTAAGGTTGACGAGGAATATATGTCAACTCTTGGACAACGAGTTCCTGGCTTTAATGGTGACTTCGAGAAGGGTAGAAAAGAAGCTGAAGCTACAGGTCTAAAAGACGGCAACGCTTACAAAGCTCTAGACACTATGCAGGTGGCTGAAAACTACACATCTATGGCTGGTGCTACTAATAAACAGGACATGTGGAAAGCTACTAATGAAATACAGACTACTGGACGAGTATTAGGAGTTGACCCTAGTGAACTCGCTGGACAGGCTGGGTCAATTAGTAAGCTAGGTGCTTTTGATAGTAAGGGCATAAAAGGGTTTAGAGAAGCCATGGTTGGAGCAATTAAAGAGACTGGCATGGCAGGTAGAGAAAGAGAGTTTGTACAAGCGGTTACTGGGCTATCTAGTCAAGTTGCTAGAGGTCAGATGGAACTAGATGGTGGAGAGTTTAACCAACTAGTTGGGTTAGAAGCGATATTAGGGAAGTCTGGACATAAAGGGCTTCAAGGAGAAAAAGGTGCTGAGGTACTTGGTCAAATAGACGCTGGTGTAAAAGGTAACGACAACGCTGTTGACGTTATGCTGGGATGGGGTTCTAAGTATCAAGGCATAGAAGGGCGTGCCGAGTTAGAGCGCAAGAAAGCATCAGGAATTGGCGACCCAGAACTAATGAAAGACCTAATGACAAACATAGATGGTCTTGGTGGTGGAGACAAAAACTACCAAGCTCTTTGGTTAAAAGATAAGTTTGGAATCTCTATGGAACAATCAGATGCCCTTTTACAAGACGATGTTATGAAACAGCTTAAAGAGGGTGGAATGAGCAAGAAAGAAATAGAGAAACTTATGAATAACGGTGGTAAAATATCCGATAAGAAGCACAAGGATTTTACTGGCTCACAGGCTCAAAGACGTTCCGAAAACGATGCTAAGTGGGAGAACACCAAGAAATGGGGAGGAAGTCCACTAGATAAAGCTTGGAACTGGGGTAAAGAGCAGTTTCTTTCTCAACCAGAAGCGTTACAATGGGGAGAAATGGCTGCTGGAGTTGGAGGTGCAGGACTACTTGGATTAAAAGGTGGAG